GCGACTTGAGAGGCTGCAGAGGCATCACCTTCAGCACGCCCAAGACGGTGTATTGGAACTTGGCTGCTGGCGGCAACTGGTCTGCCAACGCTTGGGCTGCAAGCTCTGGTGCTGGTGTCAGCACGGACAACTTCCCGCTGGCCCAGGACACGGCTGTCATCGAGAACACAGGGCTGAATACGTCGGCTACGGTGACGATGGACAACGTCATCACCTACACAGGCGCGGTCACGATGTCTACGCGCACAAACGCGATGACGCTGAGTTTGTCGACGGGCTACACCATTTACGGCAACTGGACCAATGGCTCAGGAACAACGCTGAGCGGAGCACAAACGCTAACGTTCTCTGGTCGCAATACGCAGACAATTACTAGTGCGGGTAAGACGTTTTCTGGTGGCGTCACCGTTGACTCCTACGGCGGCACTGTTGAGCTTGCAGCTAATAATTTAAACATTGGAACCAACACCCTTACCGTCACCAACGGCACCTTTGATACAAAAAACATCGACGTCACTGCTGCCCAACTTTCATCTAGCAACAGCAACGTCAGGACGATAACATTGGGGTCGAGTACGGTTACTTTGTCGAGCGATCCTGTTGTTTTTAACACTGCTACAAACCTTACTTTTAACGCCGGTACATCAACAATAATTTCTACTGCCACTGCGCCTGTCGTATTTGCGGGGCCAGGAGTGGCTTTCTACAATCTTTCTTTTACTGCTACAACAGGTGGAAACAGTAGAAGTCTTGTTGGTAGTAATAGTTTTAACAACTTGACCATTACAGCGCCAGTATCTGCCGGTTTGATAACGCTTTCTGTTGGCGCAAACCAAACCATCACCGGCACCCTCACCGTCGCCGGAGCCACAGCCGTCCGTCGCATCTTCGTCCGCTCTGACACCCTCGGCACCACCCGCACCCTCACCGCAGGCACGCTGTCGGCAGACAACTGCGACTTCCGCGACATCACCATCGCTGGCACCGCAGCAGGCTCTTCTCCGACCCGTGCAGGCGACTGTGGCGGCAACAGCGGCATCACGTTCCCTGCGGCGAAGACCGTCTATTGGAACCTTGCTGGCGCTCAGAACTGGTCTGCTACAGCCTGGGCTCCAAGCTCTGGGGGAACGCCTGACATCAATCAGTTTCCGTTGGCGCAGGACACGGCTGTGTTTGATGACACAGGTAGTGCAGGGACGGTGACGGTGCAAGCGGCCTGGAATATTGGTACGCTGAATATGTCAGCGCGCACTTCTGCTTGCACGATTGACTGGTCAAATGGAGGCCCTTTTATCCACGGCAACGTTTTGCTGGGCAGTGGGGTCACTCCAGGCACAATCGGAATATCAACATTCGCGGGACGCGGTACGCAAACAATTACAAGCGCAGGGAATACATGGAGCGGCGCTATAACCGTTGATTGTGTTACAGGAACTGTTCAGCTTGCTGACGCCTTGACACTTATCGCGGCACGTACCTTGACTCTCACATCTGGCACATTTGATGCGGTGTCGTATAACGTCACAACGGGGCTTGTTTCTTTGGGGAGCACTATTCTTCAGACGTTAAAAATGGGTTCAGGTACATGGACACTCTCTGGTACAGGGAGCGTATGGTTAGTAAACAATACTACAAATTTTAATTTCTATAAAGGCGCCGCAAACATCGTCCTATCTGACACGAGCACTACTGCGCGCACCTTTTTTGGGGCCGGTCTTTCCTACAACAAGCTAACCATCGGCGGCACCACCGGAACCAGCACTACTACCATTACTCAAAACAACACCTTCACCGAGCTTGCCAGCACCAAAACCGTAGCCCATACCATTGCCCTTGACACTACAACGCAGACCTTTGGCAAATGGACGGTGACGGGCACTGTTGGCAACGTTGTTACTCTTACTGGCACAGGCACAACCCATATTTTGGCGGGCTCTTGTACATCCGGGATTGACTACCTTGCCATGGGCAGCATTGGCTTCTCTGCAAATTCTCCTGGTGAGTTCTACGCAGGTGCCAACAGTACCGGCACTGCAGCAGCGCCTGTCTACCGCACAGCCAAGCCCGCCGACAGCACGCGATATTGGGTTGGTGGCACAGGCAACTGGAGCGACACCGCTCGTTGGTCTACTGGGTCTGGTGGCGCTTCTGGGGCTTCTGTGCCGAGAAGCCATGATGATGTTGTCTTTGACAGCCTGTCCAACGCCACAGCCTACACAGCCACGGTGAATGCGGTCACTGGCGGCATTCGTTGCAAAGCTCTCACCATTGCAGGCCCGTTGGTGGGCAACGTGACGCTGGCAGGCAGTACAGCTATTGTTGGCATTCACGGCAACGTGACGCTGCCTGCGACGGGGCTGACGAGGACGTACACGGGCGCTATTACGCTGTCGGGGTCTACGTCGGGGTTGACGTTGACGACGAATGGAGTGGTGTTGGCTTCAACGATTACGGTGAATGGGGTTGGGTGTGAATGGACACTAGGTTTTGCTCTGGATAATGGAACTTCACTCTTTATTTTAACTAATGGTCTTTTTGATTGCGCTACTTATAACTTTACTGCTTCTGGCGTTTCAAGCAATAGCGGCAATTCAAGAACTTTTGATTTTGGTAGTGGCACTGTTGCTTTGTCAGACAATAGTTTTCCGATAAGTTTTGGAACGACAGAAACAAACGCGGCCAATCTGACCATTGCCGCAGGGACTGCGCAGATCAATCTATCTAACGCAAACCCAGTTTTCTCAGGAAACGGCAAAACGTTCTACAACGTCGCCTTCACCAGCACATCTGCAGGCACCGTCACCATCAACGGAGCCAACAGCTTCAACAACCTGTCCTTCACCGGCATCACCTCTGCTGGCTTGAAGGTCATCAGCGTCACAGCAAACCAGACCATCACCGGCACCTTCACCTGCTCAGCAGGCACTGACGCCACGATGCGTCACTTCGTTCGCTCTGACACTCTTGGCACCACACGCACCCTCACCTGCGCTGCCGTGTCCTTGACCAACGTTGACTTCCGTGACATCACCATAGCCGGTGCGGCAGCGCCAGCCTCTGGTACGCGCATCGGAGACTGCAAAGGCAACAGTGGCATTACGTTCACGGCGGCGGCGAACAAGTATTGGAACCTTGCTGCTGGTGGCAACTGGGGCGGTGCTATTGGTTGGGCTACAGGCAGCGGCGGTACACCGAACATCAACGATTTCCCTCTGGCGCAAGACACCTGTTTCTTTGAAGCTACGGGGTTGAACAGCGGCGCTACCATCACCGTTAACGCCGCCTACAACATTGGCACCATCAACATGTCGGCTAGGACGACGAATACGATGACGCTGTCTTTCGGCACAGATTGTGCTATTTATGGCAATTTAGTTACGGGGACGGGCGTTACTTATTCTGGCGCAAATGTACTGACCTTTCCGGGGCGAGGAAGCCAGACCATTACCAGCGCTGGAAAAACAATAACAGCTCGGATTACTGTGCATTCTCCGTCTGGGTCAGTGACTTTGCAAGACGCCATGACAATAAGCAATAACTCTGGTAATGCTTTGGCACTTGCGGCGGGGACGTTTGACGCGGCTGGATATAATGTTACAGTTTCTGCAGCTAATAGTGGTATTAACGTTGTTTTTGCAACCTTAACCAGAACTTTTGCTTTAGGTTCTGGAACTTTGTCAATTGCTGGCACAAACGGCTGGTCGGCATCGACCCCCACCAACCTTACCGTCACAGGCACCGGCACCATCAGCCTCACCTCTGCATCAGCCAAAACCTTCGCAGGCGGCGGCATCTCCTACACCAACATCACCCTCGACCAAGGCGGCGCAGGTACGCTCACCATCACTGGCAACAACACCTTCGCCAACATCACCAACACCTACAAGACCACTGGTGCCACCACCATCAACTTCGGCACCACAACGCAGACGGTTGGCAACTTCACCGCTGCGGGCGAAGCTACAAGGCTTCTGACACTGACGGGTTCTTCAGCGTCTTCTCCATGCACGCTCGTCCATTCCGGCACAGGCACAGCAGCTAACGTGGACTACCTCGTCATTACAGGCGTCAGGGCGTACTGATGAGCGACTGGTACGCAGGTAATAACTCAACGAACAACGGTTCGTTTGGGTGGATATTTGCGTCCGGTGGGGGGACGGCCTACACCATCAACGCAGAATCTGGTGCGTATGCCATCACGGGCCAAGACGCAACGCTGTCGGTGCCCCGGTCTATCGACGCCGCTGCGGGCACATATGCCATCACGGGCCAAGACGCAACGCTGAGTCGCGGCCAACAGATCAACGCCGAGGCTGGCGCCTACGCCATCACGGGCCAGGACGCCTCGCTCCTTGCCGCCAGATCAGTCAACGCAGAATCCGCCGCCTACGCCATCGATGGGCAAGCTGCCACCCTGACGGTCTCCAGGGCTGTAAACGCCGAAGCTGGGGCATATGCCCTCACGGGCCAGGACGCAACGCTGCTGGCCGTTCGGCTGATGAGCGCGGATGCGGGGCTGTACGCCATCGCGGGGCAGGCCGCTGCCCTTCTCGCAGAGAAGGTGATCAACGCCGAGGCGGGCTCATACGCCATCTCGGGCCAGGATGCAAGCCTTTTTGCAGCCAGACAGCTCTCTTCCGACGCCGGAACGTATATCATCACGGGGCAGGCCGCGACGCTGGACTACGTGTATGTCCTTTCCGCTGCGGCGGGGGCGTACCTCGTAAACGGGCAAGACGCGACACTGGTCAGAGGCACGCTGTTCCCGGCCCCTTCTGATGTCCGGGCGGGCGTGGTCTACGGCCCTGGCGGTATCTACGTCGGCACGATGGCCCCCGGCGCTCTCTTTGTGTTTGATGACTGAGGTCAACATGGCAAAAACCCCTGCATGGCAACGCAAAGAGGGCAAGTCTGAGTCCGGTGGACTCAACGCCAAAGGCCGCGCCAGCTACAACAAAGCCAACCCCGGAAAGCCTGGGTTGAAGGCACCTCAACCGGAAGGTGGCCCCCGTCGTGACTCCTTCTGCGCCAGGATGAAAGGCATGAAGGCAAAGCTGACGTCAGAAAAGACGGCAAAAGATCCGAACTCCCGTATCAACAAAAGCCTGAGGGCCTGGAATTGTTGACATGGAAGCGACGTTCATTTGGAATACCGTCTTGACGTTGCTGATCGGCGTTGTGGGGTTCTTCATGTCAGCCAAGTTCAAAGAACTCGACCGTATTAGCATTCTGCTCAACAGAACGCGAGAGGAAGTGGCCCGGGATCACATCACCCGCTCAGAGTTCCGGCAGGACATGAAAGAGTTGATCGAACGCTTTGACAGGATTGAGTCGAAGATCGACAATCTACGAAGCAAGCCCCATGCCGTATAGTTCTCCCAAGCAAGAGCGGCTCATGCGGGCCGTCGCGCACAGCCCAGGCTTCGCCAAGAAGGTGGGCATCCCCCAGGCCGTTGGCCTGACGTTCGAAGCCCATAAGGCCGAAGGAGGCCCCGTGAAAGAATCCCCCAAGATGGTCAAGAAGGAACTCGCCTTCATGAAGGCTAAGGGTGCGCCCAAGGCCATGATCAAGCACGAGAAGGAAGAAGCCAAGGGCAAGCCCAAGGGCAAGCCGTTCGCCAAGGGTGGCGGTATCGAGTCCAAAGGCAAGGGCTCGGGCAAGATGGTCAAGATGATGTACGGCGGCAAAGCCTGCTGAGGAGAGAAAGATGGCGACGCAAAATCCCACGAAGGCTCCGGCCCCGGCGCCGGCAATTCCGGCTGCAGTGCGCATGGCGATGGAGTCGGCGGCGAAGCAGAAGGCCAGCGATGCGGCGGAGAAGCACTTCCCCAAGAACATCGATCCGGAAGGCATGCTACCGCCCAAGAAGAAGGCCAAGGGCGGCATGACCAAGGCCTACGCCAAGCGCGGCTCTGTGCGCGGCGCAGGCGTCGCCCAACGCGGCGTCAAGCAGTGCAAGGTGGTGTGACATGGCAAGCGACGCCGACCCAAATGCGCGCTACAGGGCGCGGCCCGGGCAAGAGGTGCCGAAAACACCCTTCAAAGAAGCCTACGCCAACGCTCGTGAAGATTGGGAAAAACGTGGAGGTAAGCCCACGTTTGAATACGATGGGAAAACGTATTCTGTAGCCAGCCGAGAAGAAGCTGCCCGACAAAAAGAGATGCGCGAGTCTTCGATGCGGGGCCGTGGTTATGGCCAGCCCGCTAGAACTCCATCTGGCCGTGCGGAGATCCCCACCGGTGGCAGCGCCAAGGCACCTGCGGAGGGTGCGGAAGGCATGTCAGAAGCCCAACGCAACGCCATGAACATGCTCATGGCGCTCCCCCCGGCCCGCGCCGCAGGGCAGGCTGTCCGTGGCGGTCTGAGAGCCGCAGAAGCAGCGGCGGCTGCGAGGCGTGCGGGGGCTGCGGAGAGACCCATCGAGCCCATGATGGCTACGGGACGTGTCCGAGAGACGGGGCGGTTCCGTTCTGGGTCGCCTTCGCTACGGGAGGCGCAGCGCGAAGCCGCTGAAGAGATGGCGCGGGAACCCGCGCTCAAGAAGGGCGGCAAGGTGAAAGCCTACGCCAAGGGCGGCTCTGTGCGCGGTGGTGGGTGCGAGACTCGCACCAAGAAGACGAAGTACGTATGAAGGCCTCACGCGGCATGGGCGCCATCCGCCCGGAGTTGAAGAAGCCCAAGGTCATCCGCCGCAAGGATGGTGACAAGGTGGATCTGTACGCCGAAGGCGGGGAGACGCGCTCGCGTCCCCAGAACCCATCCCTGTGGTCCAAGGTCAAGGCGGAAGCCAAGGCCAAGTTTGATGTGTACCCCAGCGCCTACGCCAACGCCTGGGCAGCGAAGGAGTACAAGTCTCGTGGCGGTTCGTGGGGCGGCGCAGACAACCGGGTGAAGCGTGGCTAAGGCGGGCCTCGGCAAGTGGTTCGGTGAGAAGTGGGTCGATGTGAAGACCGGGAAGGCGTGTGGCCGCTCGGGTGAAGAGAAGTCCTCGCGTGCGTACCCTGCTTGTCGCCCCGCTGCCGCTGCCAAGAAGCTCTCCTCCGCGCAGCGCAAGACGATGGTGGAGCGCAAAACGGGCCCTGCTAGGCAGTCTTGGCCGGTGAGTCCTTCGGGCAAAAGGAAATCAGCGTGACCACATCAGGGACCACCACCTTCAACCTCGACCTCAACGATGCGGTCGAGGAGGCGTTTGAGCGCTGCGGAGCAGAGCTTCGCACGGGCTACGACCTGCGCACTGCGCGGCGGTCCCTGAACCTGCTGTTCGCAGACTGGGCGAACCGTGGCATCAACATGTGGACCTTCAACCAGGGCATGATCCCCTTGGTGCAGGGCACGAACACCTACACGCTCCCGTCTGACACCGTCGATCTCCTTGAGCATGTCATCCGCACCGGTGCGGGCAACGTCTCGACCCAGGTCGATCTGACCATCACGCGCATCAGCGTCAGCACGTACTCCTCCATCCCGAACAAGCTGCAGCAGGCGCGTCCGATTCAGGTGCTGGTCAACCGGAACTCCAACGCGACGTACCCGGCGGCGAGCAGCTACTCCCCGGGCGCAACGGCAGCGCCCAGCATCACCGTGTGGCCCACGC